GCGGCACCAACCTGTACGGCGCGACGGTGGCATACTCGGCCACGGCTGACATCATGAACATCAGCGCAGCCAACGTCTTCGGCATCGGCCTGCAAGGGCTGCTTGGTGCTGACACTGTGACGCTGGCTGATGTGTACGCTGCCGGGTACGGCTCGTGAGCGAGGAAGCTGAAACCAACGGCCTGCGGATTGCAGGCTTTGACATCAAGGGCTGGTGGCTTGCCGCCGCCCTTCCTGTCTTGTCTGGCTTGAGCGGCACGATCTACGTGGGCTACGACACCGTCAACCGTTTCTGGGCAGTTGAGGAGAGCGTGGATGGCGTCTTGGGTGTTGAAAGCCGGGTGCAGACCCTAGAGCAGGCCATACAGGACAACGACGTGCGCGGGCTTGCACCCAAGCTGTCGGCGATCAGCACCCAGATGGGGACGATCCTTGAGCAGCAGAAAGAGTTGATGGACTTGCGGTCCATGGTCGAGAAGTCAGACAGCGTGACCAGCGGCATCGAAGGCAAGCTGGAGAAGTACGACGCCGAGATCGAAGACCTGTGGAAAGCGATGGACGATCTGATAAGGAACCCGATGCAATGATCGAAAAACTAGTCTGGGTGGCTTTCATCGCCGCGCTTGCCGGGATCTTCTGGGTTAGCGGTGACGGCTTCTACCGCTACCCCTGCATGGACCCAGCCCAGTGGTCCTCCAACCCAGAATGCAAACCGCCGATCTGCTCGGCTACCCGGACCTGCCCGTCCGATCTCACAGGAGGTGCAATCAATGTCACGCAATAAGAACGACCCAGAAATGCTAGAGGCGCGGCTTCGCTACTTTATCGGCTGCTCGTTGGTGGTCATACTAGGCGGCACGATCTTTGCCGTGCTTTACTCGCTGGTGTTCATCACGCAACCTCTTGAGGTTTCGCCGAATGACCAGAAATTTTTTGAGCTTCTCACCCCACTGGCCTCGTTTATCGTGGGGGCGCTAGGGGGCGTCCTCGCGGCAGGCAATAGCAGCAAGAGAAACGACGGCGATGATGAGCCGCCAAAACAGGAGTACACCGAATGATCGGACGCATGGTTGGAATGCTCATTGGCCGAAAGGCTAAAGAGAAGGTGGTCGATGCTGTGCTGGACAAGGTGAACCTGCCTGACCCGGTCGAGAACGCAATCAAGGTCGCAGCCACGGGCAACGTCGGCGATCTGCTCGGCGGCATGGGCAAGGACATGGCGCAGGAAGCTGTCCTCGGTGCGGTCCTGAAGAAGAAGCCGAAGAAATGAAATGGCTGGCCCTGCTCCTGCTGACGGCTGCGCCTGCTCATGCTTATGAGATCACCAGAGTGATTGACGGCGACACGGTGGAGATCGCGGTGGACTTCCTGCCAGAGCCTCTGCCGCCTAAGCTGTCGATCAGGGTCATCGGCATCGACACGCCCGAGAAGGCACCTCGCGCTCAATGCGACGCGGAAGCAGCTTTGGCTAAGAAAGCCAGCGCCTTTACAAAAGACGCGGTCGCCAATGCGCTTGAGGTCGATGTCAAGATCTTGAAGTGGGACAAGTACGGTGGCCGGGTGCTGGGGACCATCTTTCTAGACCACCAGAGCCTAGGTGAAAGCCTGATCTCTGCGGGCCTTGCCCGTCCATACAAAGGTGACGCCAAGCAGTCTTGGTGCGAATAGGAGAATGTGAATGAGCCTGATTACTGAAGCCCAACTGGCTGTGATGATCCCGACTAACAAAGAGGTCGGCGAATGGTGCGCCGCTCTGAATGAGATGCTGCCCAAGTATGGCATCACGACCGACAAGCGGATCGCGGGCTTCATCGCCCAGTGCGCCCATGAGAGCATGGACTTCCGGGTGCTAGAGGAGGCGCTTTCGTACAAGACAGAAACCCTTTTGAAGGTGTTTCCGCGATACTTTGGCCCCGGAAAAGAGAACCCGGACGAGTATGCAAGGAACCCCCAGAAGCTGGCAAATTACGTTTACATGGACAAGAACCGCTCCAAGGGCGGCGCTTTAGGCAATGTGAAGGAAAATGACGGCTGGGCCATGAGAGGAAAAGGTCTGAAACAAGTTACTGGGCGTGCGAACCATGAAGCCTTCGGAAAGACAGTTGGCATGACTGCCGAGCAGGCCGCCGAGTATCTCTTGACCAAGAAGGGCGCACTTGAAAGCGCGCTGTGGTTCTGGGGCAGCCGCAACCTGAACGAGGTCGCAGACGCAGACACTGGCGACCAAGTAAGGCTCACGAAGATCATTAATGGGGGGGACATCGGCCTCGCAGACCGTCAGGCGCGCTATGCGAAGGCTATGGCTGCGCTGGGTGGCAAGATCGACGCTGTTGCGCCTGCCGCCGCTTCTGCGGCCTCTGGCGGCACTCTGCGCCGTGGCTCCAAGGGTGACGACGTCAAGAAGATGCAGGCCAAGCTGGGTCTGGCAGCCGACGGCGACTTCGGCCCCGGCACCGAAGCCGCGCTCAAGAAGTGGCAGGCGGCCAACGGTCTGGCAGCCGACGGCGTGGCTGGTCCTAAGACATTGGCTAAACTCATCGGGTGATGTATGATCCGGCGCACAGGAGAACCCTATGCCGCTAATTCCGCTCCAGATCCCGCCGGGCGTCTACCGCAACGGCACCGAGTATCAGGCCAGCAATCGCTGGTATGACGCCAATCTTGTGCGCTGGATCGATGGCACCATGCGCCCGGTTGGCGGGTGGCGTGCGCGCGACACCCTCGGCTCGACGGCACCCAGAGCGGCGTTGGCGTGGCAGGATCTCAGTGGAGACCGCCGCTACGCATCCGGGTTCCACAACGCCCTGAAGGCAGCCCTATCGTCTGGCACCATAACCGACATCACGCCAGCGGATCTGGTGGTTGGTGACCTTAGCGCCGAAGTCAACACAGGATACGGCGGCGGGTTTTACGGGTTTGATGATTACGGTGTTGAGCGCGCGGACAAGGGCAACTACGGTGAGGCCACGACGTGGGCGCTCGACAATTGGGGCCAAAATCTTGTTGCGTGTTCAACCGCAGACGGTCGCCTTTTGGAGTGGGATCTAAACCCAGCCAACAACGCGGCGGCAATCTCTGGCGCTCCGACTGGCAACCTTTCCTTGATGGTCACCGCCGAGCGTTTCCTGTTTGCCCTCGGGGCTGGTGGTAACCCGCGCAAGGTCCAGTGGTCAGACCGCGAGGACAACACCGAGTGGACGCCGCTGGCCACGAATGAGGCTGGCGACATTGAGTTGCAAACCAACGGCCAGATCATGATGGGCATTCGCACGCGCGGGCAGTCCCTCATCCTGACAGACCAAGACGCCCACGCAGCCACATATCAGGGGCCGCCGTTCGTTTACAACTTTGACCGTGTCGGCTCTGCGTGCGGCATCATCTCTCGCAAGGCGGCAGTGGGCGTGGACGAGGGCGTGTTTTGGATGGGCAAGCGCGGCTTCCACATTTACTCAGGCGGCGCGGTTCAAGATATTCCGTGCGATGTGTCGGACTACGTCTTTAGCGACATGAACATCGCGCAAACGTCTAAGACTTACGCCATCAGTAATCAGCAATTCAACGAGATCTGGTGGTTCTACCCGTCCGGCGAATCGAACGAAAACGACCGATACGTCGTGTTTAATTATGCCGAGCGTCACTGGGCCATTGGATACCTCACCCGCACTGCTGGCGTGGACAGCGGCATATTCCGCAACCCAATCTTTTTCGGCGCAGACGGTGTATCGTACGATCATGAAACTGGCCTTTCGCACGACAGCGCCACGATTTACGCAGACAGCGGCCCCGTCAGCTTGGGTGCGGGCGACAATGTCATGTCAGCCACCATGCTGATCCCAGACGAGAAAACGCAGGGCGGCGTGAACGTGACCTTTAAGACGCGCTTCTACCCGAATGACACGCAGAGAAGTTACGGGCCGTATTCTATGGCAAACCCCACCAGCGTGCGCTTCACTGGCCGCCAAATTAGCATGCGAGTCGAGGGTGAGGGCTTCGCGGACTGGCGCGTCGGCGTCATGCGCGTCGAAGCAAAGCCGGGTGGCCTGCGGTGAGTTATGGCGTCAGCCCTCCGACCGTCACTGGAGATCTGCAGGTATGGGCGCAGAACGTCGTGGCATATCTGCGTCGCACCGCGTCTCGCCTGCAATTCAAAAATGCTTTTTCTTCGGCGTCTGAGGATGGTGTAATCCTGTGGGATCCAGTCGAAGGCTACCCTGTCGTATCAAAGGACGGCGTGTGGCGGCAGATCATTCTGGCCGATGGCCACGCCATCTTCGCTCAGGACGCGACAATTACCGCAGCCGCCAACAACACAGCCTACGCGATCCTGTTCGACGCGCCAGTGCTTGCCGCAGGC